AACCGGGGCGCTGCCGTTCATGCCGGCGCCGCGATAGTTCTCCAGCTTGCGGGTCAGCTTCGGCAGGGTGACCGACTTCACGACGCCGAGATAGCTCAGGCCGTCGTTAAACAGGTTCATGTATTTGAGCTTGCGCGGAAGTGCCATGTGCTTTTTGCTCCTTAAGCGTTAGCCACTGACGAAACCAGATTCGCCAGGTATTTGTCAGTGATGCGCTGGCGCAGGGTCAGGTTCTCCAGCGGCGGGACCGGCGTGTAGTCGTAGTCAATCATCAGCTTGCCGGCTTTCAGGGTTTCTTTGTCGTTTGCCGACTCATCCACCCAGCACTGCGCATCGACGATATAGCCGGCGGTTTTCAGCTCGCGGAATTTGGCGTTGATACCGTCCACGATGTCGCGGATAAGCGTTGGCGTGACCGGTTTATCCATCGCCCACATGTGCGCCTCGGCGATGGTGTCGGCGAGCACCTGCGCGGTGCGGGTGTAGTTCTCAAACAGAAACAGCGGATCATCAGCGCAGGAGCGGTTACCCCAGAAGCGGAAACCGTCTTTGCGGATAAGCGTCGTGACGCCGGCCTGGTTCAGCAGGTCGGCATCGGTGCCTGGCTCCTGCAAATCCCAGAACACCGACGCGCTGATGCCGGTCACGCCGTTAACGGCGACGTTGGAAAGCGTTTTATGCCAGCCCGTTTCCTGGTCGATTCTGGCGCGCAGGCCGAGCGCGCGCGCCGTGGCGAAGGCGGTATCGCTGGCGCTGGTTGTGGTGTTCCAGGCGAGAAAGTCCGGCCAGATGAGCATCAGCTCGCGCTGACCGAAGTTTTTACGGTAGGCGATAACGTCAGAGACAGTTTTACAGCCCCATGCGCTGACGTAGCCGAACGCGCGCAGCTTCTGACAAATGGAAGCAAGCGCGACCGCCACCTCCAGCGTGTCAAAGCCCGGCACGCCGAGAATGCGCGGTTTAACGCCGGTCACCGCCTCGGCGGTCAGCAGCGCTTTCATGCCGGTGAGCTGGCCGTTTTCATCCGTACCGCCGATGATGTTTGAGACGGTCTGCGTGAGCGCCTCCTCGCTGTCACCGGTGCCTTCAGCCACGCGCACTACAACGGTGACGGGTTTTGCCTGGTCAGCGATGGCCTGAAGGGCAGCGGCCAGCGTGCCTTTTTTGCCGGCTTTGGCGATGGCGCTCTGCACGTTGGTAATCAGTACCGGCACATTGAGGGGAAAGGTGGCGGCATCGGCATCGCTGGCCGTACAGACCATGCCGATAATCGCCGTGGAAACGGTGGAAATGACGCGCGTGCCGTCGTTGACTTCGACGACCTGAACGCCGTGATGGTAATCACTCATCCGGTTAACTCCGTGGGGGTTAGGGGTGAGTGTTATTTTCAGGCCCGCCGGGGCGGCGGGCTATTCATGCGGGTTGGCGGGGAGCTGGTACAACAGGATAATTACTCGCCGGATCTTGCCGGTGGCTCAGGCCATGTAATATCCGGCGCGCGTGACGTGTCGACCGCTTCGAGCGCTTCCAGATAGTCGAGCCATACGCCGTATGATACCCGTTCATTTTCCTTAAGCCGCCCCAGCGCCGCTTTGCCAGGCCACTGACTGTTATTCATGACAGTGTTGGCATTATCAATAAGCTGCGCTCTCTTTTGTTCGGCGAGCATGATTTCATCATCGCGGGTAATTTCCCTTTCCTTCAGGCAGGGTGGTAGCGTGGTAAAGTCAATACGCTTTCCCTCTGCCTGCCCGGCTACCAGTGACTGCCATTCCGCAATATCAATTTCATGGGCATCCTCAGGAAGTGTCGAAACTCCTTGCGCATAAAAGCCCTGTGTTGCTTGTGAGAAATACATTTTCATCGTTTATTCCTGCCTGAGCCTTAGCGACCAACCGCAATAAACAGGCAGCCAAAACTGCCCGTACCGTTAGTTACTTTCACTAAAGCCTTTGATTTATCAGAAAGCTTTGCGTTGTATTTGAATGTTGGTGCTGCTGTGGGTGAGGAGTCCGACCACAGGACGCTGAGCCCCATTACCGTATCGGGAAAAGAAACGGGAAAGGTTATGGCAGTACCGTCGCTGTCCGTGGAATAAATAAAACTGCTGAAAGCCTGCACGATAATTCCGCCTGGCAGCTTGAACCAGTTCTGGCCGGACAGGAAAAAGCTCATATCAGGGATTTGCCCTGCCGCGTTACCGACATTAAGTTTCGCCGCACTCCCCAGCCCGAGATAGCTGATAATCGCCGCCGCATCCTTGCCGGATAAATCAGTCAGCGTGCCGTCAAGCGGCTGCTTGCCGGCCAGCGCTTTTGTCATGGTGGCGGCAAAGTTCGCATCATTACCGAGCGCAGCGGCCAGCTCGCTTAAGGTGTCCAGTGCCGCCGGGGAGCTGGCAACCAGCGCGGCAATCGCGGCTTTCACAAAAGCCGTGGTGGCAATCTGGCCGTTGTTTACCGTCTGCGCTGCCGTTGGTGCGGTCGGCGTGCCGGTCAGGGCCGGGCTTGCCAGCGGGGCTTTTGTCGCGAGTCCGGCCTGCACAAAAGCCGTGGTGGCGAGCTGCGTATCGTTCGAGCTCTGCGCCGGCGTCGGTGCCGTGGGTTTTCCGGTCAGCACTGGCGAGGCTTTCGGGGCGTACTGCGTGTGGGGGTCGGCGGCTTTGACGTGCTGCTCCATCAGTTGATCGATATACAGCTTCACCTCAATCGCTTTATCGTCGACGTATTTACGGGTCGCCAGTACCACAGACGGATCGATTTTCAGCGCCACGGCATCGGTCGCCGAGACAATCAGCACCAGGCGAATGGTCTGCGTGCGCCCGCTGCCTTCCTGTAACTGCGGCTTGTAGGTTTCCGGGCAGTTCGCCACGGCAATCAGCACGCCGGCATCGTCGTACAGCCCGATTTCACGTATCCAGTAGCCGCCCTCGCTTTCCGGGATGATTTGCTCGGCGATAATCTGGCTTGTGTTCACCGGGTCGACCGACAGCATATTCAGCGGCGCGCGGCGCTTTTCATTAATCAGCCGGGTCTGCGTCGTGTCCGGCACCGGCAGGCTTCCGCCGCCGTCACCGACGGCGAGCTGCGTCAGGTAAAGTTTCGTGCCCAGCGCGGCCGCATTCGCCAGCCGCGCCGCGCCTTGGTTGGTCAGAAGAGCAAAATATTTTGCGGTCATACCGTCACTCTCAGGTTATCGATTAAATGAACCGCCGCGCCGGCGCTTAACGTGCCGCCCACGGTGATTTCCTCGGGTAAATAGGGGTAAACGGTGAGCGTGTCGCCGCTGTAGCTGGCCGCCCCGACAAACGCCGCGCCGTCAGCGCTCAGGCTGATATTGAGCCCGGTCAGATGCCGGCTTGCGGGTTTGGCATCGGAGATAAGGCGCTCAAGCTCCTGATACATTTCTTCGGTTATGCCGTTATCGAGCACGCCCACCACAAGACGAAACGTGCCGGGCGTCTCGTTGAGTTCCCACCACTCGCGCACGTCAATCAGGTAGCCGAGCGGCTCGACGACACGACGCAGCGCGCTGATGGTGCCTTTATGCTTGTGCACGTAAAACGAGGCGGCGATAACACTGCGTTTTGTGGTCTCGCTCCAGCGCTCATCCCAGCGGTCAACCGACAACGCCCAGGCGAGATAAGGCAATAGGCTTACCGGGCAGGTGGCGGGATTCCACAGGGTACGCAGCGGCACCGGCACGCGGGTGATTTCCGCGCACGCTTTCGCGGCGGCCACTTCAAGCGGCGACGAGCCCACCGGCAACAGGCGGTTATCACTCATCAGTACCTCCGACCGTCAGCGAGTAATCGGTGCACAGCGACGCCTGATGCTTGCCGAGCGCGAGGTCGGCGACCGGGCTTGCCAGCTCCACCCGCTGCACGCCTTCGACATGAATGGCGGCATAAATCGCTGACCGGCGGATATCCCGACCAAGCCGGTGCTGTGTGGTGATATAGGTTTTAAGCTTGCTCTCGGCAGCCTGCCGGATCGGCTCCGCTTCCGGGCCGGGATAAAGATAGAGCGTTGCATGAATGGCATACGGCACAATCTCGGCGGCCTGCACCGTCACCCGGTCGCCCACCGGGCGCACATCTTCGGCATTGAGCGCACGGTCAACCACGGCCAGCAGGGCGGCATCGGCAACGCCGTCGTTATCACGTGACAGCACCGTCACGGTGACGCAGGCCGGTGACGGGCTTACCACCGATACATCCGCGACACGCCCGTCGGCGCTGCGTCCGTGATATTCATACGCACCAACCGGCCCGGCCACGCTTAACCCCTCAAACGCCTGTTGCGCGCGCAGACGAAAATCGGTGTCGCTTTCCATCTCGGCGGGGGTTGGCGGGAGCGTGGACTCATCCGCCGGCGTGATGGTCAGGCGGGCGGTGTTGAGGTTACCGGCGCTCACGTCCAGATCGCTCCCGCTGGCATAGGCGAGCATCACGGCGCGTGCCGCCTCGTTAACCCGCTGACGCCAGATAACCTCCCGGTAAGCATTTTCCTGAAGCAGCTTCACAATGGGCTCAGATTCCAGCGCCAGCGTGCGCGCGACAGCGGCCTGCTCCTCCTCGGGATACAGGGAAATCAGCGTCGCCTTTCGCTCGGCAAGAATGGTTTCAAAATCGAGCTCCTCGACCACATCGGGGGCGGGTAGCTGGCTCAGGTCAATGGTCGGCATGGTTATCAGCTCACAGGAATGGTTAAGGAAATATCGCCGCCCGTGTCGGTGCGCTGGCCGCTGATTTCCACGACCATTTCACCATTAAAGCGGGTTTCAAAAGTGAGTCCGGTCAGGCGTATGCGCGGCTCCCACTTCAGGATCGCCATGTAGCACGCCGACATAATTTGCAGGCGCAGCGCCTGGTTTTGTGGCTGGTCAATCAGCATCGACAGCAGCGAGCCGTAATCGCGGCGCATCACGCGCGAGCCGACCGGCGTCGTGAGAATGTCGCGAATGCTCTGGCTGATGTGCGCCGCATCGGTGAGCGTCATGCCGGCGTCGCGGCTCATGCCACTGTAACGGGCTGTCATTTCGTTCCCTCCGTCCAGCTTCCGCCGCGCTGAACGCCGCCGTGACTGTGCTCGTCGACCTGCACGCCGTTGGACGTGAGCGCACCGCCGCTGTGCTGGATATTGCCTTTCATCGTGCCGCCTTTCTGCACCTCAAGGGTGCCGGTGATGAGTTTGTTGGTGCACACCACTTCCGGCGTGTCGAGGGTGATACGCGTGGAGGCGGTGACAGTGACGAGCGGCACGGTCACGGTTGCGGATTTCGCCGCGCTGATGCTGGCCGTCTGAATGCCGGAAACCTGAAGCGCACCGCTTGCGGGCTCGTACTCAATAACGGCCCCGTCAGGAAATGCGAGGTGAACGGCGTCAGCGGAGGCCGACGGCGCCGGGTTGTCGTCAGAGAAAATCCCCGGCAGCACAAAGGCGGTATCGAGCTCGCCGCCCACGGCGAGGATAAGCACCTGTTCACCGACCGAGGGTGCCCACCAGGTGCGCGAACGCCCGGCGCGATGGGTCAGCCACTGTAACCAGTCGGTCACGTTTTTCCCGGTCTGCACGCGACAGCGCCCCGCGTCGGTATCCACCGAAACGATGACGCCGGTGCGGATCATGTTTCGCAGCAGGCGGGCAAGTTCACTGAAGGAGTTGAGCGTATTCATGAGGGGAAGGATGCCGCCGGCATGGACCTGCGGCAACGCAGGAAGGTTTTTTCACGAGCTACACAACATTAGTTAAGCGCATAATGTAAGGTATTATTAGTTGCCAGAAATGGTTAAAAACACAGAGGTGACAGTGAATAACTCAGAAAAAGCAAAAACAGTTCAAGAAGAAATGCGCCCCTTTATTAGTTTGTGGACCAAACTAAGCCCTGAATTTAAAAAAAACGTTAAGCAATATTTAATGTTATTTCGATACCAGTGGCTAAGCGCCAGCTCTGACAATGAGGCGACAATCTATAGCAAACAATTTCTTTTGAATGTTCATGAAGACTGGAAAGAACTGCAAAAGATAATTTCTTATGAGGTGATAGACAGACTTGAAGAAATAAGAAACTTAAAAGAAAAAGTTAGCGAGTTGCACAAGCAGAAAAAAAGCAAGGAAAAACATGAGAGCAACTTAAAAATCAAACACCTTGAACTTGAAATAAGGATTCTTCGGCGTTTTATTGATGCCATGCTTTGGATGGTATTTGATAGACAGCATTCAACTGTACGTCGCCTTCCGCTGCCAAACGGCAATGACAACCTATCTAAAAACAATATAATAGACAGTATGATTGCTGCAAATATTATAAATCAAGATTCACATTCAATGGCGATAGTATCTGATTTATCCACCTTTGTACATGCAAGCGACATCGTTAGGGTAGACCTTGATAAGGGAGTAAGTTTCATAGAAGTAAAATCAGGAGCAAAAAACATAAATATTTCCAAGGTTGCTAAACAAGTAATTGAATTGAAAAATGACGTGCTTGAGGAATGTTTTCTTAAAGGAATAGAGAACAAGGATCGTAAACATTATGAACGCACAAAAAAACAATGGCAGCGCTTGCATGGCATAAGGGACACTCTTATTACAGGTAAGGGTCATGACTATTATACCAATAAAGAGGTAGAGATAATCGAGTCCAACTTACTAGGCGAATATTATATAGACAGCCTGATTAAATGTTGGGCATCAATAAAAAGCGGACGTAAATTTGGCATTGATGTCATTGATGACTGCATATATATAGGCGTCTATGATAACCCTAAAAACGCACATTTAGCATTTACACACTGGATGAAAGGCACTGACTTTAACGGTAAGGTTTATAATATTTGCGACAGCTTTATTGACTATTTTGTGCAACCTTTTTTTACGCTACCTCTCCCAACTGAAATGCAAAAAGATATTATCAATGGTGACATCATAATTGTTCTATGTTTAGACAATGAAAAGTTCATGGAGTTTGGGAATATGAAACACCCCAATTTATTCCACCTTATCAAGCCATCAGAGCCTAACCCTGACAGGGATGATTACATGATGGTTGGCAAAAAAGCTATATGTATATATAAAAACGCCGAGCCTGTTTTTTTGGGAGGAGGCCTAACTAAACGCATTATATTCGACCTACAAAAACCTGAGAGCGTAATAGAATGGAATTATCAAGGCAGTGATAGCCATAAGAATTGAATGAGCCCACCATCTATTTTATAAATGGTGGAATCGTTTTGTTTACGATTTATTTTTAAATCACTTACATAAAATGATTTTCAATTATTTCCTCGACCGCCTGCCGGTCGCCCTCATCAAACCCGAGCAGCGGGCGCGCCGGATACTGAACCGCCCTGCCGTTGCGGCCAGGCTTATCTTTCATGCCGTACTGATGCACCCGCGCGATGCGCTGCACCTTACCGGTAAATTCCACCACGGCGGCATCGCTGCTGCCGGTGGCTTTCATAAAGCGGTTGGTGCGAAGCTTCACGAACATTTCGCGTTTCACCCTCCCTTTTTTGGAGCGGGCGGGCTGTTCCCGGCGCGGCGTGTAGGCGCTGCCGTCCGGGGCTTTCTGCGCCTTAATGCGCTGCTGCTGCCGGGTGCGCAGCGTCTTCGCGATATCCTGCGCCATCCGGCGCCGGCCCGCCGGTGACAGGGCGGCAATCAGCGCGGAAAGCCGCTTTTCAAACGGGCTGAAATTACTCATGCCAGCGACTCACAAATTCACCGTTGATATAGAGCTCAACCGGACGCGTGACCGGCTCCGGCGGTGGCGGCTCGGGTATGTCCGTGACATACAGCGCGCCGTCCGATTCCTTAACCAGCGTGCGCTCGCTGATTAACAGGCTGATGCTGACATCGACGCTGCTGTCGTTGTTGATATCCGCATACCAGGTAAATCCCTTTTTCATGCCGTCATCCGTGGTCATGATATCGGGCTGATTCTCCCGTAACCACGCAGCCACCGGCACAAGCAGCAGGTTAATATCGCCGGTGTAATCGGTCACGACCACATTCAGCGTGTAGCGGTTTTCAAACGACAGCGAGGCGGCGAGCGTGGCGGCAATCTGGCCGTTGTCGATAAACAGGCGCAGCATATCCGGGTTAGTACGCAGTACCGGCAGCGCATCAGTCAGGGCTTTTCGCAGGCTCTCGGGCTTTTTCATCAGTTTCATCCTGGCAGTGTTTCACGGCTTCCACCTGAAGCGCGCAGCTCTCCAGCGCGCGCTCCAGGCGACGAATATCCGCACTCAGATCGCCGTTAGTCACCGGGTCGCTGCCCGGCATCGGGCACAGGCTGACTTTCGGGCAGGCGTTGTAAACAGTGACCGGCGGAGGCGCAGGCGGGGCGTTGGTGCACCCGGCGCACAGCGTCAGGCAAATCAGTGCGATACCAGCGGCGAAATTCGTCGTTTTCATTGAGTAACCTCATGATGGTCTGTTCCTGTCGCTGCGCCGCCTCGCGCGCGGCGTCGAGCTGGCCGCGCAGCGTCACCTGCGCCCGCTCGTTGTTATCCGCCAGGCTGACGGCCACGTTGAGCTGGTTTTTCAGCATCCCGATTTGTGTTTTCTGCCCGTCGGCCACGCGGCTGGCCTTTTCAAAGCTTCGCGCGAGCGTGCTGTTTTCCCGCCCCAGCCAGACCAGACCGGCGAGCGCCAGGAAAAGTAATACAATCAGCGTCTTCATGATGCTCCTTTCAGGCACAGCGCCCGCTCACGGGTGCGGCGGTTTTCAAGGCCGGGGTTGCGCACGCCGTTGACATACACCCAGCGCGACAGCTCGTTACACGCCTGCCACCACTGATGGCGCTTAAGATAGGAAACCAGCGTTGACCGGCAGGCCGCGCCGGTGCCGACGTTAAAAGAAAAACTGACCACCGCGTCATAAACCGGCTGCGGCATGGCGACCGGCGCGCAGAACGCGAGCGCTTTCTCCACCTTCAGCACGTCGGCGACCAGGTTCACGGCGGCCTCGCGTTCGGTGATATCCCGCGTCGGCACCACCCCCGCCGTGTGACCGATGCCCGACGTCCAGACGCCGGCGCTGCACTGGTAGGGCTTCAGGCGGCACCCCTCCAGATCGCCAATCAGCGCGAGCCCCTGCGGCGAGGTGTGCAGGTGCCCGTAATCGGGCAGCAGCGCGGCCAGCGCCAGCACGGTGCCCACGGCACAGCGTTTAACGACTGAGTTCACGGATAACCTCCTCTTTGCTTGCGCGCGTGGTGAGGAACAGCATCGCCTGGCGCCGGTAATACCAGTTCACGACCACAGTAACGGCGACGCCGCACATGCCGAAATAGGCGGCGACGTCCTGCGGCGTCATGGCACCGAAGAAGGCCAGCAGGACAGAAAGCCAGTAGGCGAAAAAGGTGCTGATTTTTTCCATGGTTAATCCCATAAATTGAGGCTCTCAGCGGCGGGCGCCGGCGCGATGTCGGGCAGCTCGACCGCCGTGCCGTGCGGCAGAATGGCGCTGAGTTCGGCAAGGCCCGGATTGGCAGTCAGTACCGTCTCGACAACCCCCTCCGTGCGCCCGTAATGGCGCGCACAAATCGCATCGAGCGTGTCGCCCTGTAACGCGAAGGTTTTCATCAGATTTGCCCTATGATGCAGTGCGGCCTGTCCTGAAGGCGGGCCACTGACCAGCGCATATCCCGCCACAATTCATCGACCGTACTGTCGATGCTGTCGGCCTTTTTATCCCCCTTGCCGCTGGCGTCGGCGCCGCGATAGCGCCCGTAAAGCGAGGCGGTCGCCATCGCACTGACAGCACGCAGGTACAGGAAAATCCGCACGCTCTCGCCGTCGAGCACATCCGCCGGCACGTCAGCAAGACGATTAAAGCCTGCGGCCTGCTGCGTACGGCGGTATTCCGTCAGCTCGGCGTTGGTTTCAGCGATGCCGGCACAGATGGCCTCGCGAACGCGCGCCGGCGAAAAGGTCTGCTCAAGGCGCATCAGCTCGCGAACCCGCTTCGGCTCCACGTCCGGGAAAAACGGGGTGTTCTTAATCACCGGCTCATCACCGGGCGGTGTGAGGTCTGCCGGCCCGCCAGGCTGCTCCTCGCCGCTGATAATCCGCATCATTACTTTCTCCTGTCAGGGTGGGCGGTGGACGCCGGTCGCAGACCGGGTAAAACCCGCATTGACCGGCGTGCCGCCCTGGCGCGTGGCGCATTCTGTTAAACGGCGTTTTTCCTCGGGCGACCGCGTTTTGCTGGCGTCGCGGATCGCGTTGTCTTTTTACGGGGCGCGGCGGGCTTTGCCGCCGGCCTGGCGGGTTTCGGTTGCAGCTCCCGGTCGAGGCGCTCAATCTCTTTTTTCACACCGGCCTGTGCGTCGAGCTGCATCGCGCGGCGCAGGTGCTCCAGCGCGGCGGCGGGTTCGCCGGCATCGCGCAGCACAAGGCCGGTGACTTTATGCAGCTTCGCGCGTACCTGGTCGGGCATGTCTGCGGCCTGCGTGAGCGCCAGCGTATCGGTCAGAAGCGCAGTGCTGACCGCCTCGCCGGCGGCATGGGCGCGCATCGCGGCGAGCGCCACCTCCTCGGTAAAGAGGTACGCGGGCGTGCGGCGGTGCTGGCCGGGCATGGTCAGGCCGTAGCGCAGGGCATAGCGGGCGATATCGAACGCGCCGGCAATGTCGCCGGCATCGAGACGCCAGAGCATGACCGTCATCAGAATGTCGTCCTGCGCGCCCTTGCCCTGCTCAAGTACGCCGGTGACCCACGGCAGATAGAACGGCAGCAGCTCGCGCTTTTTCTCCGCCTTACGCTCGGTGGAATGGATTTGTTTAAGGGTGCGTTGGTCGGCGGCCAGCTTAACCAGCATCTGCTCGTAAGCAGTGGCATGGCGCAGCGGGCTGTCCTGCCGCTGCGCGGTTTCACTGGCCGAGACCCGCATCATGTGACGCTGTGCGGGGCTCGTCATGGCTTAGCCTTCCTGCGCTGGCGTTGCGGTTTCCTTCACGTCCGGCGTGGCCGTGGTGAAGGTGCCGACCTTGATATGTTCCACCAGGCAGCCGGCGGCGTAGTCTTCCACCACGTAATCGATATTCATCGACTCGTAGTTCTCCACGCGGTCGAGCTTCGCGTTTTCCTCGATGACGCGGCGGTGGCTCTCATCCATGAAATAGATAGAGAGGTTTTCAAGCGTGGTGATCATCAGCGCATCCGGCGGGAAATACGGCACGCGCACCGCCGGCAGGTTACCGATGCGTTTCTGGCTGACAATGACGTCAGCGGCCAGCAGGTCGCTGTTATCCTGCTGCCTGTTGACCAGCGGGAAGTATTTGTCGGCCAGCAACTGACGACCGCAGATAACCACCATATCCGGGTTTTCCTGGTGCCACGGCGCAATCATGGTGTTGGTCGCATCCATAACCAGCGCATCGAGGTTTTCATAGTCGCCGCCCTTGCCGACGCGGATCACATCAGACACAACCTCACCGCTTTCAGCCGTGACCTTACCCATCACGCGCGCCGGCGCCTGGTTGCGATATTTCTGAAGCCAGCCCACCGCCACATCCTGAAGCATCGGGTTTTCAGCGCGGTCAGACGTTGGCGCACGCTTCACGCCGTTAAAGCCGGCCATGATGAAATCGAGCGCCTGGCGCTTGATGATGGCGTTGCGGATACGCAGTTGGAAATCCTGAAAACGCGCCCACAGGTCGAGGGTTTTGTAGCGCAGGTGAAAGTCGAAGTTAATCTGATCGCACTCGTACTTGTTAGACTCCAGCGCGGCGAAATCCCCGGTTTCGCGGGCATGGCCATTCGCAGTGTCTGCGGTGCTCGCGATGGAGCCGGTAACGCCGACGCCAATCTTTTCGCCCCTGAGTTCGCTCACCGGCACGATGTTGATTTTCGTCAGAAACTCCGAGGATTCCTGCACGGTATCCATCAGGGTTTGCGTGACCGACGGCTGCACGCTGAATTTTTTCGACACGTCGCCGACGTCGATACCGTTCAGCTCGGCAATACGGGAGAGGTAGGCATTAAATTTAAAGCGGGTTTCCTGGCGCATGGTTTTTCCTGTTGTCAGGTGAATTTACGGGTGTGCGTGCCGGCGCGGCCGGTCAGCAGTTGGTCGACAGCGAATCGCCTTCGCCGCCGGTCGCCTGCGTGCGGCGGGGCTGCGTAAAGCTCTCGGTGTTGTCGAGCGAGTTTTTCAGGGCGGTGAGCGCCTGGCTGGTCTGCGTGGTCTGGCTGGTCACGTCCTGCTTCAGCGCGCTGAAGGCGTTTTCCATCGCCGCGAGGCGCTGCTCGGTGGCGCTCAGATTTTCCTGCACGTGCTCGCTGACGGTAGTCACCGCTTCATGCACGTCTTTAAAGCGCGCATCGTCGCTCGCCTGCTTGCGGCCGAAGATGGCTTTCACCTTGTCGGTCAGCGCCGTGAAAACCGTCTCGGACTGGTCTTCAAATTCCAGCTCCGCCAGGGTGGCGGCGGAAATCAGGTTTTCCGGGCTCGCTTTAAAACGATTGAGGGGATTGGATTTAGCGGTGCGGCAGAATTCGAGGTATTCGGTGCCGAGGCTTGCCGGATCGTCAGTCACGGCCAGGCCAACCAGATAGCATTTGCCGCTGTTGGCAAAGTTCGGCTGGATTTCCATTGAGGTGTAAACCTTCTGAAGCGCCTCATTCATGGCAATGAGTTCGTCAGAAGGGGAGATTTTCGCAAACAGCGCCCACTTGCCCTTAAGCGCGGAATCGTCATCAATCTTTTCGGCTTTCAGCTCGACCACATCGCCGTAGCGCTTAAACGGGCTGTCGGGTAACAGTCCTTTGATGTGTTCCAGGTTGATGCGGCAGCCATAAACGCGCGGATCAAAGCTCGCGGCCATTTCCTGAATATCGCTGGCGCTGATAACGCGACCGTCGCAGGTGTCGCCCTCAACGCCGATACGAAAAAATTTTGAGACTTTTTTTGCCATTGTCAGGAGTCCTGATAGTGGGGTTACGGGTTCGGGGTTAGTTTCCCGGCGCCGCGTTTCCTTCGCTATCAATCCCGGATGGATAAGCCTTCACACAACAGCGCCTTAGCGAATCGCAGGACACGCTTAAGTAGCCTTGCCGTGTACCACTTACGGCGAGGATTTCATGACCATCACCACCGACACCACGCTCTTAAACGACCCGCGACGACAGGCGGCGCTGCTGTACTGGCAAGGCTTTTCCGTGCCACAAATCGCGGAGATGCTGAAAATCAAACGCCCCACCGTGCAGAGCTGGAAGCAGCGCGACGGATGGGATGAGACGGCGCCCATTCAGCGCGTCGAAAACACGCTTGAGGCGCGGCTGATTCAGCTTTATGCAAAGCCCGAGCTGACCGCGCACGACTTTAAGGTCGCGGATTTTCTCTCGCGTCAGATGGAGCGCCTCGCCAGGGTGAACCGCTACGGCCAGACCGGCAACGAGGCGGATTTAAATCCCAACGTGGCGAACCGCAACAAGGGCGACCGCCACAGGCCGAAAAAGAATTTCTTCAGCGAGGAGGCTATCGACAAGCTCAGGGAGATTTTTTTCGAGGAGTCTTTCGACTATCAGCTGCGCTGGCACAAGGCGGGGTTAGAGCACCGCATCCGCGACATTCTCAAATCGCGCCAGATTGGCGCCACGTTCTACTTTTCCCGCGAGGCGCTGCTGCGCGCGCTGGAAACCGGCCATAACCAGATATTTTTATCGGCCTCCAAAACGCAGGCGTATGTGTTTCGCGAGTACATCATCCAGTTTGCGCGCCGGGTGGATGTTGAGCTGTCAGGCGATCCGATTGTCATCGGTAACAACGGTGCAAAGCTGATTTTTCTCGGCACCAACTCCAACACCGCGCAGAGCCATAACGGCGACCTGTATGTCGATGAGATTTTCTGGATACCGAATTTCCAGCGGCTGCGTAAGGTCGCCTCGGGCATGGCGTCACAGAAGCACCTGCGCTCGACCTATTTCTCGACGCCCTCCACCCTCGGGCATGGCGCGTTTCCTTTCTGGTCCGGCGAGCTGTTCAACAAGGGCCGCACTTCAGCAGCCGAGCGCGTGGATATCGATATCAGCCACGCGGCGCTCGCCGGCGGCATGCTGTGCGGGGATGGTCAGTGGCGCCAGATTGTCACCATCGAGGACGCGCTCGCCGGCGGCTGCGACCTGTTCGACCTTGACGCGCTGAAGCGGGAAAACAGCGCCGAGGATTTCCGCAATCTCTTCATGTGTGAGTTCGTCGACGACAAAGCTTCGGTGTTTCCGTTCGAGGAGCTGCAACGCTGCATGGTCGACAGCCTGGAGGAGTGGGAAGATTTCTCGCCCTTCGCCGCGCGCCCGTTCGGCTACCGTCCGGTGTGGATTGGCTACGACCCGTCGCATACCGGCGACTCCGCCGGCTGCGTGGTACTGGCGCCGCCGGTTGTCTCGGGCGGCAAGTTCCGCATTCTGGAGCGCCACCAGTGGAAAGGTATGGACTTCGCCACTCAGGCGCAGGCCATCCGCGAGCTCACTGAAAAATATCAGGTCGAGTACATCGGTATCGATGCAACCGGCATCGGCCAGGGCGTGTTTCAGCTTGTGCGCGCCTTCTGGCCTGCCGCGCGTGAAATCCGTTACAGCCCGGAAGTCAAAACCGCGATGGTGCTGAAAGCAAAAGACACCATCAGCCGCGGCTGTCTGGAGTACGACGCCGGCGCCACGGATATCACGCAGTCCTTTATGGCAATCCGCAAGACGATGACCAGCAGCGGGCGCAGCGCCACCTATGAGGCGAGCCGCAGCGAGGAAGCGAGTCACGCGGATGTTGCCTGGGCCACCATGCACGCCCTGTTAAACGAGCCGCTGACCGCCGGGAGCGGCCAGGCATCATCCTCAATTCTGGAGTTTTACTGATGAGTAAACGTAAAAACCGCCAGCGCGATAACCGCGCGGCCACGACCACCGCCGGCGGGCAAAAGATGGAGGCTTTCACGTTTGGCGAGCCGACGCCGGTACTCGACCGCCGCGATATTCTCGATTATGTCGAGTGCATCAGTAACGGCAAATGGTACGAGCCGCCGGTCAGCTTCGCCGGCCTGGCGAAAAGCCTGCGCGCCGCCGTACATCACAGCTCGCCGATTTACGTGAAGCGCAATATTCTGGCAAGCACGTTTATTCCGCACCCGCTGTTATCACAGCAGAATTTCAGCCGCTTCGTGCTGGATTTTCTGGTGTTCGGTAATGCCTTTCTGGAAGCACGTAAAAGCGTGACCGGCAAGGTTATCAGGCTGGATGCCTCGCCGGCCAAATACACGCGGCGCGGCGTGGAGGAGGATGTTTACTGGTGGGTGCCGGGCTTTTCGCAGCCGCAGCAGTTTGAACCGGGCTCGGTGTTTCACCTGCTGGAGCCGGATATTAACCAGGAGCTTTACGGGATGCCGGAATATCTCAGCGCGCTTAACTCGGCCTGGCTTAACGAATCCGCGACGCTGTTTCGCCGCAAGTATTACCAGAACGGCGCGCACGCGGGGTACATCATGTACGTGACCGACGCGGCGCAGAGCAGCACCGATGTTGAGGCGATGCGCGATGCGATGCGCAGCTCGAAGGGGCTCGGCAATTTTAAGAATCTGTTTTTCTATGCACCGAACGGCAAACCGGACGGGATTAAAATCGTGCCGTTAAGCGAGGTCGCCACCAAAGACGATTTTTTTAATATTAAAAAGGTGAGCGCATCCGACATGCTCGATGCCCACCGCATCCCGTTTCAGCTCATGGGCGGTAAGCCGGAAAACGTCGGCAGCCTGGGCGATATCGAGAAGGTGGCAAAGGTCTTTGTGCGCAACGAGCTGATTCCGTTGCAGGACCGGATCAGGGAAGTGAATAACTGGGCAGGAATGGAAGTGATCCGCTTTAAAGCCTACTCGCTGGACGGCAGCAACGATTAAAGCAGGCCGCCGGGAGGCGGCTTTTTCACACCCCGCCGCATACGCGCTCAGACGCACCACACGCCCCGCATCAGCACGCACGTCTCATCACCCGCCCCGACAGCGCAGCGCCTCACAGCGAGGCGCTGGCACGCGTTATTTTAAATCGTGCACACCCCGCCGCGCGCAATGCTATCCCCGCCTCGCCTGCCCGCTTCATGGGTTGGTTTTAATGCAACTGCATTATGCTACCCAAACCGCCCCTGCATTGGTGCCGCACCGCAAAAACCCTAACCAGAAGTACATGCATATAGATGCAATAAAATGCATTACTCTACATACCTCGCAATACCATCAATTCCATGATAGAAAATCATTAAAATCACACTAAAAGAGCATGTTTTTCATGAAAAAAGTACATGAATTAACCAGCAAGGCAGCACTATCGTATTTTCTTCGCCATGACTCCTACACAACATTAGAGTTACCAGGCTACATTGATTTCTCGACGCTATTAGAGAACATCAATTCAGCCATAGATAACGGGGAAATTAGTTATTCCCCCGACCCCAAAGCACTCATGGGTAAAGAAATAAATTATGAGGTTCTTGTCAGTAAAGACGGCCTCTACAGCTGGCGAAGGATAACGTTAATCAATCCTCTTTATTATGTTTACTTCTGCAGACAAATTACCGCCCCAAAAAACTGGAAAAAGATTAAGGATAAATTTAAATCATTTGAATCAAATGACATTTTTTTATGCTCCAGTATACCTGCCAGAAAAGGCAACACCTCAAACATTGCTGCATCTGTAAGGAACTGGTGGGAAGACTTCGAACAAAAAAGCCTTGCGCTTGCGCTTGAATATGAATTTATGTTTAGCACAGACATCTCAAATTTTTACCCTTCAATCTACACACATAGTTTCGAGTGGGTCTTCATATCAAAAGAAGAAGCAAAAAAGAAAGAAAACAATGATAACCCAGGGCGATTGATTGACAGCCACATCCAGATGATGATGAGTAACCAAACAAACGGCATTCCATTAGGCAGCACATTAATGGATACCTTCGCAGAGCTTATTTTAGGTGAGATTGACATACAACTCAAAAAAGAAACCGACAAACACAACATCGTCGACTACAGAGTAGTTCGTTACCGCGATGACTACCGGATTTTTTCAAATAGCAAAGATGATTTAGATAGAATATCTAAATGCTTAGTTAGTGTTTTAGGCGACTTTGGTTTAGACCTGAACTCAAAAAAAACAGAATTATACGAGGATATTGTATTACACTCTTTGAAGCCAGCAAAAAGAGACTACATTAAAGAGGAAAGGATAAATTCATTACAAAAAATGCTTTATGCAATTTACTTATTCTCTTTAAAACATCCAAACTCAAAAATAACAGTCCGATATTTAAATGACTTCCTCAGACGATTATTCAAAAGAAATAAAATTTCAAATAGCGGCCATCAACTGGAAGCTATGCTCGGCATTATTTCAAGTATCATGGCTAAGAACCCTACAACGTATCCTGTAGGTACAGCAGTTTTTTCAAAACTCCTCAGCTTTCTTTATGCTGACGATACCCCACCTAAATTCAGTAAACTCGAAAAGCTTCATAGTAAATTAGGGAAGCAGCCCAACACAGAAATGCTTGACATTTGGTTCCAGCGAGTTCAAGGAAAAATTAATTTAAATTGGAATGGTTCTTATAAATCGGCCTTGTGCATTCGTATAGATGATGAGCTTAAGAAAAAGAAATCATTCTCTATAGATGGTTTATGGGATGTTGACTGGATCCCCGGAAAACCCACAAATAAGAATAAAGCAAAGATTCTTTCCTTGCTAAAAAAAACAAAAATAGTGGACACAGATGCATTTGAAGAAATGGATAATGATATAACACCTCAAGAAGTCAATTTATTCGATAAAGAGCACAGCGCTTAAATATGAAAGCCATGTTGAGAGTCAACATGGCTTTTAAAATAAATCATAAATTAGTTATCTAAAATCTGGATAACCTCACCCGTTCGCACGTTAACACGCGCCGCTACAGTCTGTTTAACGACTCCACCATAAGCATTAGTGCCGCGAAACGTTGTTTTTACAATTGCATGCGGGTCTTTGTTCAAAATCAGATGATAGACCGTTTCGACATGTTTATAGGAGGAGTCATCATTCATGCTGGCTTTTATCAGCTTCTCTAACGGGCGATAAGACCCATCCCAACCGCTAAAATTACCCTGAAATGCGTCAAGGTTAATTTTATTATTTAGAGATTGTGGATCCTTCTCGAAGTCATTGAAACACCACCCCAACACATCACCAAGCTTTAACGCATCATCTTTGGTAAAAGTGTACTCACTCATACAGGCATAAAAGGCATCAGCAGAGCTGGCCGGTACACCTTTGAAGCCAACATAGCCTTTAACGATATCATGCCGGGTTTCTTTTGGTTCGTTGCGATATTCTTTGAGTGTTTTATCCGCGTACTCAAACGCTGGCGTAGTCGGTTTCGCTTTAACCGCCGGCACGTCAGTTTTTGTCATAGGCTGACTTTTTTCAGTCGGCCATAAGATTGAGCCAATAACGCCCAGCGCCAGACAGCCACCAAGATAAACCGCACTGGAGCGCTTACGGTTCGGCATTCGAACCAGCGACGGCTTGATTAACCCCACTATAAAAGCAATAAAGAGAGCCAGAGATAAAAATGCTATTACGATATCCATAATTTTCCTTTGTGTGTAATCCCCATACAAAACAACCCCATGCTATCAAACATGGGGGCGAGGATTGCACATTTTTCAGGGATTAACGCCAGCTCTCATCTTCCCACACTTCCTGAAGGATGCTATCAAGCGCTTCGCGGTCTGAATCTTTATCGAACCCCATCAGCTCGACACCGGTCATGGCTCCCCTTTTAACAGTAACGCGTGTTGACGGGAAAACAGACTGTATTCGCCTGGTCAATTCGCACTGAAAAGCATCAATTACCGACTGGCCGATTTTTTGATCTTTATCCAGAGTGATATTTACTTTCACTTTGCCCTCCTTTGCAAAGGTTTCATCAATAGACGGCGCGGAAAAAACAACAGAAAAATTATTGTTTTTCATTAGGTTGCCTCTTGCTATTTCCGCGATTAGATTCAGTGCGATTTCACGGTCTCTCTCCTGACATGGACCTTCAGCCGTCAGACGCGCAATCATCTCGACCCGCTCAATCATAACGTGTTCGTTTAGCTCTCTATCCACACAACCTCCCCATTGTTTTACTGTATAAATAAACAGTATCATGTGTTAGCAGACATTGGGAAGAAAAAATCACAGTCAAATATGTCCTATGTTCATGATATAGATGAACATTAATGGTTATTTTTCGTTGTCAGCTAGCTAAAGCCGCAACACGATTAAGGATTTTCCTGGCTCTAGCCTCTTGCGATAGCGCTGCGGAAAATATTTCTCCATTGGCCGTTCCGCGTAGCCATTTGCCATCAAAACAACTTTTACCACCGGCCATCAGGTGCAGGGCTTCGCCCCGGCTGATTATGATGCCGGTTGTCAGATGTATCTCGTCGATAGTTTTCGCTATAGCTTCGTTTTGCTCATCCGTTCCGTAGATGAATTTTCGCCGTATTACTGGCTTTTGCTTCCTGATTCGGTTGGTCAGCCCTCGACGTTCATGCTGACTCAGAGGTTTTGTTAAATCCAGTATCGGTGGATTGCTTTCACTTCCCGTACAGTTATTGACAGAACTCCGAGAGGGCGCAAAAGCGCCCTTAACTTCAAAACCTTCGGCCTGCGGCCGTTTAGCAACAATCTTCCACTGCGTGAGCCGCGTAATAATGGGCGTGCAGTCGCCGACTTCTTTGTCGTAAACCCCACGTATGCGCACACACTCTTCGCCGTATTCGTTAACTGCGTCCGTGCTTTCGTACCAGGTGCGCACCTGGAGCTCATCACGGCGCACAAACGGGCCGCCCTGGGCGTTAACGTAGCCTGCCCAGTCGCCCGCATCAGCGGCATCATGCACAAGCGCAAACTCCACGCTAAGCCCTTTCGCTGTTTCAGCGTCGGCCATCCGGCGCAGCTCGCGGTAAACCGTCACTGGTGCGCCGCCCACAAACTGAAACTGACGAATACGCCAGCGTGCCGCCCAGGCCGATACCGCCGGCGCGGTTTCCCTGAGCATTTCGCCGCTCTCGTCGTCGCGCTCATCATCAAGCGCGTAACCGTCGATATTTTTGCTGATGTATTTCGCCACGTAGCCGGTGGCGCTGCCCTTGTCCGGGTCGATAGCTTCAGCGTGAAAACGGGCCCTGCGGGCCTTCTCGCTTTTAAGTTCGTGATGGTCTTCTTCCCGGGCATAGCGGGTAATCACGGCGCGCACGCGGTCGACATCTTCCGGCAGCATAAACATCAGCATGTGCCAGTGTGGCGTGGCGTCGTGGTGCGGCTCGGCAACGCGAATACCAAATATGCGAATATCGTCGCGGTGCAGCTTCGCGCGAATACGCGCCCACAGCCCGGTTAAATAGCGCTGTGTGTCCGCCGGGCTTGCGCCGTTCCATCTGCTGTTACGGTAGCCGGCCTTTGTGGTGGCGTGGAATTTAGACGGGGCGGTCAGCGTGTAGAACTCGCCAACATAGCCGAGCTCATTGCAGATATTTTCGAAGCCGCGGATGCGGGTCATCAGCTCGCAACGGCGGATCGCCGGGTTGGCGACGCTACCGTCGTATTTATCGAGCAGGCTGATACGCTCACCCGTTACTTCATCTTCCAGTTCCATGCCCTTAATAAATTCGCGGGTGCGCCGTTTTTGTTCGCGCCACTCACTCACACAGCTTTTGCTGGCATACGTGCTGTGCTTTTTGCTGACGTTCCCGAGCGCGATGTGCAGATGCTCGCGCCATTCTGCGGCGACGCGGCGAAGGCGGCCCGTCCACCATTTTTCAGTCGCCATGCGCAGCACTGCCGGCCCTACATCTTCGGCGGTCACATATTTTGTGGTGATTTTTTCCCACAGAGGCGGGGCGTTTTTAAAGTGGCGGGTGATACGCGCGGCGCACATGTACGAGGCGTGCAGCGCCTTTAACTCGCTGCCCTCCTGGATTTCAACGGTGCCTAATTCAGCAACGATGAAATTGGCGATATCGCCGGCAAGCAACTCGATATCGGCTTTCGACATATCAGCCAGGCGGTTATAACGCGCGGTCATGTTCACAAGCCGCGTTGTCAGGTAACGGGCTGACACATCATCATCCCGGCCATCAAAAACCGGCAGGGCCACATCTGGCGAAATAGCCTCAATACGATATTTCGCCGCAACCAGTTCAAGGCACGGTAATGCCTTCCGGGTGAAATTCACCAGAAAGGCATTAGCTCGCTGGACATCGTGCTCGCGCTCCAGCTCATCGGCGCGACGGCGTACGCCGTAACGCACCAGGTCAGGCTGTTTTTCCAGCTCGTTACGCCCATGTAGCAGCGCCGCAATCATCCGATCGCGGCGACGCTCCTGTTCATAGGTCAGATATGGGCTGGCGATGGCCTCGTGTGGCGCGTTCCATGCGTGCAAATATTCCGGCACCGTCACACCCCATCACGCAGTGGTTTACCGCTGTCCGGTCTCATACGGCGCCCCGGTAATGTGCGGATTTAAGCTCTGATATTTCCTGGCAGGTCACACAAAGCTCAACACCCGGTAATGCAGCGCGGCGCGCTTCAGGGATAGGCCCGCTGCATGATTCACAGAGGAAACGAGAAGGCGCAGCCTGTCGGCTGCGCGCTTTGTGGATATGGCGCTCGCGTTCTTCCTCGACGAGCTGCTGTACAAGGTCCATTGCATCGGCCATCAGTGCAGCTCCTGCGCTTCGCTGACAATCTTCACCGCCTCATCGCGCAGCAGCTCGGCGGCCTCGGTACTGGACAACCGACCATTAGCAATATGATCGGCCAGATTATCGAGGCGGGAAGCCATCACATCAGCGCGACCGCGACGCTCATCCAGGCGCGCCTCGGCCAGCATCGAAACAATTCCGGCATCGTCCGGACCAATTTGGGTTTTACGTGTCTGCATATTACGCATATTGCTTTCTCCTGAATTCGGGCAAAAAAATACCCGGCGGGTTTACGCCATTAATTTCTTTACGGGTTATTTACTCGGGTAAAACAGCTTCATGCAGCGAGAAACGGCGCGGCAGGATATCGCCCCATCGCGTTATTTCATTCATCGCCCTGATAAGCATTAAACGGCGGGGCTGGTCGAAATATTCAAACGGTTTTCCAACCTCATCGCTTTTAAATGTTCCCGGCTCCATGCGGTTAGCCAGTGTCATCACGACAAACTTAAAGTTATCGTCAAGCTTGTTGAAATTACGCAGCGCACCGTTTTGCGTCGCCTTTAACTGATGATGAAACCGCGCAAAACATTCCATACCGGTCATTTTCTCCGGTCGGGCTTCTTCACAACGGGCATTATTAAACGGCTTCGCACCTGGCTTAATTGGTGCTGATATGGTGTTTTGGTTCATACCGACTCCAGAAAAAGTTTTATCCGGCTCACCAGTGAAGGTTTAGCGCTGTTGCGCAGGCCGTTTAATAATGCCGACTGATCGCGGCTCGGGTGCCAGCGCTGACCTTTTTTAACGACTATCCAGCCATGTCCGTAATGCATGGACGGGCTTTGTTTTTTTAACAGTGAAGCAAAAGAGGGTTCCATGCTTCACCTCACATCAGGCCAAACGTGGCGCTAACTCCGCTCATCGTGTCAACCATGCTGGACATTGCCGGGTTAGCTTGTAAACGCGCCTGAAGCGCAAGCGCTGTAAGAGATAACATGCGAATACCTGCATTAACGCTGTCGATCATGCTGTGCTTACGGGTAGAGGTCAGTCGCTCATCAGAGACCGCGCCGCTCGCCAGTTCGCCGAGCTCACGCATTGCGCGCATGACATAAGACTGCAATTTGTCTTTAGCCAGCTCATTAACCGGTACGCATGGCAGGCAATGAATCTGCGCCAGAAAACCATCAACGAGGGTTGAGTCTTCTGTCAGGTCAGTCAGTAGCCACAATTCAGGCGGCGTAAACTGGTGAGGCTGTTCCGGGTTGAGCTTGTTACGTAACGTTTGAACGTTCATACCCGCACGCTCGGCCAGCTTCGCCATATTATGACGCTGCGCAAAAGCCCGGCACGCTTCGTCATAATGGGGATGTTTGGAAACCTGAAAATCAAACATGTTGCATCCTTACAATTCACATAAAGTGAATTAAGCGCCGATGACGAGTTGAAATCGGGAATGACCCAACGCCTTACGCAACTGATCTTCTTTCCAGCGTGCGTAATAAATACGAATCGGGCCACCTGCTTTCTTGCAGCCTTTACGGATGGTGCGTGGTTCGATTGGTACACAAGGGTTATCGCCGGTTGTCCAACGGTAGGCGGTGCGTTCAGAAACACCCTCAAGCTCTGCGAATTGTTGCAGAGTAACGATAGGTGCAGGCACTTTGATGATTGCGATTTCAGAAGCCATGTTGCATGATTCCCCTTTTGCTAAAGATTGCAATTAATAGCCATCTGTTTGCCAACGTTCGCCATTAATTGCCTAGGTTTAGGCTTAACATAACTCCCAATATGGGGTTTGTAAATAGGTTAAAGCTACATGAGAATTGAAGGTCTTGGTTTAAACAATGAAGAAGTGCTGGATAGGATTTGCGAGGCTTACGGATTTTCTCAGAAAATTCAATTAGCTAGACACTTCGAAATTGCATCAAGCTCTCTTGCTAACAGGTACAGTCGCGATTCCATTTCTTATGACTTTATTGTGCACTGTTCCCTAGAAACTGGCGCAAATCTCGCCTGGCTACTTACCGGCAAAGGGTCACCTACAACCGGCAGCATGAATACCGATACCCAAAATGTGGAGAAATTCACATTAAGTGAAGAGCATCTGGTTAGTGATGGCGACTTGAGCATTACTGGCAAGTTCTTTAGCAAGCCGCTTATAAATCCAATTGCCGTCTATGCTGACGGAAAACTCCATTTCATCGAGCGAGACGCATCCCTTTCAGATGGAGAATGGCTCGTCGATATTGAAGGTGCTATTAGCATTCGAGAATTAACAAAATTGCCTGGCAGAAAACTACATGTAGCAGGGGGTAAGGTTCCTTTTGAATGTGGATTTGATGACATTAAAACATTAGGTCGCGTGATGGGTGTATACAGCGAGGTTAACTAATGACCGTGCGTAAAAATCCTGCTGGCGGTTGGATTTGTGAGCTTTATCCAAACGGGGCAAAAGGCAAACGTATCAGAAGGAAATTCGCTACTAAAGGCGAGGCTCTGGCGTTTGAACAGTACACCGTACAAAACCCGTGGCAGGAAGAAAAGGAAGACAGGCGCACATTAAAAGAGCTGGTTGATTCATGGTATAGCGCTCATGGCATTACACTGAAAGACGGCTTGAAACGCCAGTTATCCATGCACCATGCTTTTGAGTGTATGGGCGAACCACTCGCACGCGATTTCGATGCGCAGATGTTTTCCCGCTACCGAGAAAAAAGGTTAAAAGGTGAGTATGCCCGATCAAACAGAGTGAAAGAGGTATCGCCTCGCACGCTTAATCTTGAGCTGGCCTACTTCCGGGCAGTGTTCAATGAGCTAAACCGCCTCGGAGAATGGAAGGGGGAAAACCCACTGAAAAATATGCGCCCATTCCGCACAGAAGAAATGGAAATGGCCTGGCTAACTCACGACCAAATTTCGCAACTGCTCGGAGAGTGCAAACGGCATGACCATCCTGATTTAGAAACCGTGGTAAGAATCTGTCTCGCCACTGGCGCACGGTGGTCTGAGGCCGAGAGTCTGAGAAAAAGCCAGCTGGCAAAATACAAAATTACCTACACAAATACGAAAGGCAGAAAAAATCGCACCGTCCCCATCAGCATTGAACTCTACAATGCCTTACCTAATGACAGAAAAGGGCGATTGTTCAGTGATTGCTATGGGGCGTTCCGGTCAGCACTTGAAAGAACAGGTATTGAATTACCGACTGGACAACTTACCCACGTTCTGCGTCACACCTTTGCCAGCCACTTTATGATTAATGGTGGTAATATTCTGGTCTTGCAACGGGTACTTGGTCATACCGATATTAAAATGACTATGCGGTATGCTCATTTCGCACCCGATCATTTAGAAGATGCAGTCAAACTTAACCCACTCAGCAAATTATAAATAAACTTAACAAAGAGAATCTTTGAGATGGCAAAAAAAACTTATGACTTCACAAAAGAGCATTCATTTCATGGAGAATTTTGGAGTGAAATCAATGACAATAAAGGAAGATTTCCGGCAAAAATTGAATATTCGCCTTATAACGGCTTGGTATTAGACTATTGTATTTCTGATGATGAGAGCCCATTAGAATGCAAGAGGCTATTCGGGATATTAAATACCGGTCAAGCATGTACACTTATAGGTGATTTTAATTTTGGCCATTGTTCTATCAGTTATAACAATAACATTAGAGTATTAACAGGGAGACATGGCTTCCAGACATTATTGTTTGATGAATTCCATGATGAAAATGCTTTAATCGATTATTGCGACTTAGCACTATATGGAATGCAAGAGTTTATTCACCCTCAAGGATTCATCTCTCAATTAAAATACTCTAATACTCCAATACTAACTACTCAAGGCAATAATTGGAAAATTGAAATCATCAACCAAGCCTCATTTAGCATGATAGGCGATGGTCTTCTTAATCTTATAGATTGTCGCAATAAAAACGCTTTATCTAAATTTTCCGAAGATTATGCCTCAACAAAAAAAGCCTTTCCTGATGCATTTTTCAATCTAAGAAAAGACTTGAAATTTTACTTAAGATATACAAACGCTTCTCAAAAGAAATTATCTTTAAACATTCATGAATTATGGAAAATATCAGGACTGTTCTCTATATTGCTAAACAAGCCTGTTATACCAGAAGAGCTACATGTAAAAGTTAGTGGTAGCGAGAGTAAAAGAGCATGTTTATTTTCCAATAGTATTGAACAGCGCACTATAGATCTTGCATTATCTAACATCAGTCATCATATGCTACCGCTTAACTGGAAGCAGATAGATCTTGGAGTTGTTCTTAAAAATTGGTTAGCAATAAGTGACGATTACAATTCACTTTCAGTGACATATCAAAATGAGACAGGATATAGAACTCTTCACCAAGCTCATGCAGACATTATTTTATATGCCACACAAGTAGAGTCTATAAACATCTCTCTGAATGGCACAACTGGAATTAAATACACCGGACCAATAGACAATTATGGTAAAAAGATTATCCGACCAAAGTTGGAGTTAATATTTTCAAAATTTAACAATAACGATCTAGGAAAAAACATTTCTGATTTAAGAAATGAGCTTGCGCATGTTGGAAAGCCTAAAATATTAATGAAGAAAATGACCATTGATGATTATATTGACATTGGTTTGTATCTAAAGGTTATTGTCACTTCTCATTTACTATCTCAACTTGGTTTGACCGAGGAGCAGATACTGAAATATCAAATGAAGGTTATCCCGTAACATCTTATGCTCATAAGGGCCTCTCCCTACTTCAACACATAAGCTTGCTGAAAAAAATTTCGATGGCGATAAAGTGGCGGTAGAAATGGCAAATGATGAGTAATCTTTGGCAAATGATGGCAATCTATGTCAATGATAAATAACGAAAACTATTGATTTTCGGTTGTTATGATAGGAACTCATAATCGCTTGGTCGTTGGTTCAAACCCAACAGGGGCCACCAAATTTTAGCTTTAGAATCAAATAATTAAGCCACTCGAAAGAGTGGCTTAATTATTGGCTGTTGGGTTGCGGGCAACATAATGGAGTATTAAAAGGTAATTCAGGAGCAGCCTGCTTAAATGCAGCGGGTCAACGCCCAAAATGATGTCATCGTTTTAACTACTTCCAGCAGCCCTACTCACACCCGGCATAAAAATCATTTTTGGTATCTCCGAACCAGGCTATACATTTTTTGGCGCTGGCAGGCACTTTCAAAGTGATCTTTTTTACGGCGCCCTGGTACTGACACACCAGAAAAACAGCGGTGTTATGCGCTTTCGCATAATTTTGCGAGTCGCTTAATGTCCAGACCATCTCATCGTCCGTATCTGGCAGTAAGGACGCGAGCTCTTCCGGTGGGCCCTCAAATACATCGACAAGATTCAGCCTGTGGGAATGATTTTTCTCTGTCAGACTATCCGGGCACTGTATTTTTTCAGCCCATGCAGTGCCCGAGAAAAATATAACGCCGATAGTGAACAACGCGGCTTTACTCCACCACATAATAATTATCTCCAACATTCTCGGGGCGGGGCTGCGGAATAAACCGAATAAGCCTTTCGCTGACAGGATGCGGTTTCGAGACTTGCCGGTTATTTTTATCCAAACCATGCCCCATCCATTGATCCAGCACAATGATGCCATGAATGTTCTGTCCAAGGTATATAGCCGCATGCGAGCGACCATCAGTATGGTTGCCATACCGTCCACTTTCATCGAATGTCGCGATTACTGTGCCTGGAGCAAGGCTTTTATTACCTTTGACTAATGCCCCTCTGCGCCAGGCTATTGTATGCGGCATATTGGCTGCTTTTTGTGTAAAAGCCACACACTGACCATTACCAACAACTTGTCCTGTATAAGCCCTCGGCGTTTTCGCAATATAAGCCAT